TACCGCTTTACCACCACCTGAGATCGCATAGTTTCTAACTAAGTTTCTCATGATAGATTGTTCTTGTGCAACGAATTGAGCTTCTGCTACTATCTCTGTGTATAGTTCCGATAGCGTAGAACTTGTACTTTCGTTTGCCATTTTTATTACCTATTAAGTTTATTTGTTTAAGTTAATTTCTATCGCTCCAGCATCTCGTTTTTTTCTATAGTCTGCATATTTTTGACGATCTTCTGGTTTCGATAAATCCAAGTCCTGAATATTAAAAGGTTTTACAGTTTTCCCTTCGACTGCGCTCTGGCTTCCTGAACCAGACAAAGACCCTTGACGGAAATGTGGGTTAGCGTCTAAAAACTCTTTAACTGATTCTTCAATCGTAAGTAGTTCTCCTTTAGGGTTATAACGTACATTAGAATTATTATCAAGTATTTCAACTCTATTATCATCTGTAAGTCTAACCTTGTCTTTCATTAAAGCTACAACTTGATTTGGAGATATAGCCTTATTTTGAGAAGCTACTGATAAGATATTATTATCAACTCTTTCCTTTTTAATTTCATTTTTATATCTAGAAATTTCTTGATCTTTTTCTGCTATTCTTTCTTGCATTAGCTTTTCAAGATCAGCTTTTGTTTTAGCTTCTTCTATTTGTTTTTGTTTTAAAGCTTCTTCGTCTTTCTTTTTTTGTTCATCTAGAAGTCTTTCATTTTTCTTTTTTTCAGCATCTAGTCTTTGCTTAATAATATTATCTAACTGTTGCTGTGTAAAAGTAACTTCTGGAGCCTTTTCTACTACAGGCTCATTAGTTTGCTCTTGTTGATTTTCTGGTTCAACAACCTTGTTTTCTTCTAACATTTTACTCCTTATTCAATTATTAAATTGCCCGCTTTGTCATACCAATCTGGGTTAACAAAACTCCATTGATGTCTACAGTTATAGCCACCACGAACAATAAGAGGGTCGCCAGCTTGTTTGCCTTTCCAACTTCTTTGCCATAGTTTCTTAACTTCATCAATCGTAAATAGTCCACCTTTTCTTTTATCAAATCTGCCTGCCCTTATGGACCTACAGTGATCTCTGGTAGTAGGTATAACACTTCCAAAGTATTTCACATAAGTCAAACCAGCATCTCTACTTTTTGCTAAATTTAACTGTGCATGAAACTGTCTTAAACTGTCATTTAATAGTTGTCCAGCATATCTTTTCATATTGTTACCAGCACGATCAGATGCATACTTAGATTGTAAAGTTTGTATGTTTTTATCTATTTTTTGCCTTAAAACTCTAGCTTGTGCTGTTCTTCTATCCATTCTTCTTATTTTAATTTCATCTTCTTTAATAGTTTTTACTAGATTATTTATTTCTCTATCATCTGCACTAGCATAAATACCATTAATAGATTGTCTAAGGTCTTTTTCTAATTCTATAGGGTCAGAATTTAATAAGGTATATTGATAAACTTTATCTGCTAAAGTTCTAGTAAATGTATTTGATATATCTTTAAATTGAGTAAAAGATTGAAGTTTTAAATTTTGTATTAAAGTTAAATCAGCTTTAGTAAGTTGTTGAAACTCTTTAGGTATATTTCCTATGGTCTTAAAAGCTTTTTCTATTTTCTTAGCTTGTTTAGTATAACCCTCTCTAACTACTCTATCACTCCATGCTAAATATTCTTTTTCTAAAGTTTGTCTTATTAATGGTCTAAAATTTATAGCAGACTTTAACTCAAATAATCTTTGTTGATTATCTAAAGGTAAATTTTTCTTAGCTAAAGAAATTACATCTTTTTCAATTTTATCTAAGGTTCTAATTAATGACTCGTAATATTCAGCTTCTAATACTTCTATTGATCGTATTGTATAGTTTGCACTTCTTTCTACTATGTCTGCCATTCATCTAAATTTCTTCTTCTTCTACTTCTTGATCTGGTTGTTCTGCTTCATCTTGTGTAAATTGACCTAACTCTTTTTGTGCTTCTATTTCTTCAAATACCATATTTAATTTTTCGTCATCATCTAATACTGCTCTAGCAATCTCTTTGTCTACTTCTTTAGCAAAAGTAGGAGAATTTAAATTCATAGCTTTAGCTTGTTGATAATAAACTAAGTCTGCCGCATAATCTCTAATGTTAAAACTATCAGGATAATTAATCTCACCATCAAATGTAGTATCTTGAAACATAGCATATAATCTAAATAGTTGTTCTTCTGCTATTTCTAAATTATCTGCTTTCTCAGATAGTCTTGCATTTAACATTTCAAATTCTGTTTGTAATGCTATTCCAGATGAAACTTGTTGTTTAGTAGTTCTAACTGCTCCTGTGTGTGCTATTCTATTAATAGCTTCTACTTTAGAACTTATTGAATCCATAATAGCAGTTAAATTCTGTCCAGATGGTTGTAGTAAATATGGTTTTAAATTAGGTTCCATTTCTTCTGGCATTTCTATAACTGCTCCAGCACCAGCACTTGCATTTACTCCAGCAGTCTTAACTAATGATGGGTGGTTTGTTAATCTAACTAATTGTTCAATCTCTGAATATTCATTATAAATACTTTTTTGCAAATCTGCTATATCTACTAAATCAGATTGGCCAATGCCTCGTTTGTGCGATTTAGCATTGTATAAAATTACTGCTGGAATTTTACCAATCAGATTTTCGGCAGTATCAATTATTACAGGCTCAGTTCTATCATCTTTCATATAAACTGTATCTATTCGATCTAAGTACCAAAGCCTCATGTAAATTCCACCATTTTTGTCTACTTCTTCTCTTACCTTTAAAAAATCTAATGTATATTTTCCATTAACTTCTCTTTTAAAATTCCAATCTAAAACATTCTCTGGTGTAACTATTGATAAATAAGGTCTTATATCTTGCTCTAATTCTTGTGCTCTTGTATTAGTTATAACTTTAGGTTTGTCTAAAATCATAAAACAATGTCCATAGACAGAAGCATAGACTTGTGCTTGTCTAACTACATTATTAAAACTATTTCCATCTAAATCTGTGTCTTTTAAAAAATTTTCTAAGCTAGGTTCATCAGACATAGTACCGAAATCTCTGCTAGGTTTTACTCTAAATAAAAAAGATGAATAAGTTTGAATAATATTTTTACAATGATTATCACAAGGAGTATTAGCTAGTCTTTGATTAAATTCATTATCTAATTCTAAATTATATCTGTTTAAGTATTGACCAACCATATAGTCATACCCACCATTAAATGATCTAATATAATATTCCCAAAGATTAATTGTTTCTTTATAATCTGTATGTGTATCTAGAACTTCGTCTCTGCTATAAGCCATTATTTATGACTCCATCTTATTGGTTTGAAAGGTTTATTCTGTGCTATAAGTGGTTTAACTATTTCTACTAAATATCCAATACTATCATTCATATGATCAAAGCCTTCTTCCTTATCAGGAATATTTGTGTTTTCTTTGTATATTTGTCTTTTTAATCCATTAATGATTGTTTTGCAAGATGGATTAACATAAATGTACCTTTTACCATCTGCTGACTTTAAACAAGAGTTCACTGCATTAATCCTATCTCTTACAGGGCTATGTTTTACTTTGCACTTCACATTAAAATTAGCATTTTGTAAAATAGTTAAGTCTGTTCTACCACCAGCTGATGTTTTTCTTTGTCTACATGCTGGGTCTGGATAAACAAAAATTTTAGTTTTAGAACCATATCTATTACGAATTTCTTCAACCATTTCGTCTGTATTACTAGAATAAATTACAATCTCATCTACAAAATGTATTATTTCTCTATCTATTTGTGCAACAGAAGCTGACATAGGGTCTACGTTAAAGTCTAAACCAATATGTAAAGGTTTTGACCAATCTATCTTTTTTTCTTTAATATTTTCTACAGCATGAAAGTTATAATAAACAGCACCAGCATAATTTTCAAAAGTTCCCTCAAACTCTTGTCTAAAAGTTCTTATATCTATATCTTGCTTAGCTTGTTCTATTTCTGATTTAGAAACCATACCACCTTGTAAAGTAGTAAATTGAAAACTATTCCATTCTGTATCTTCTTGTCCTTTCAAATACATTCTATATGCCCAATTACCATAACCTTTAGGAGAACCGCACATAAGAACATCACCTAAAGTATCTGCAACAGATGCTCTTAAAACTTCTGTCCATGCTTTCTCATCTATGTCTGCAAACTCATCTAGTATTAAAAAATCTAGCCCTGTTCCTCTAAGGCTATCATAATTCTCACAACCTTTTAGAGATATTTTGCTACCTGTCTTTTTAATAGTTATTTGTAAATTAGACTCATTAATATTTTCTATCCAATTAAAACTATGTAGTATTTCTTTTAGTTTAGACCAAACAATTTCTCTAGCCATCTTAAATGTAGGTGCAACATACCAGATATTCTTTTTAACTTTAGAAGCATATTTCATCATTTCTGTAATGCATAAATATGTCTTTCCAAATCTTCTACCAGATATTAAAACTCTAAATCTAGCTTTAGAACTGCTTACTTTTAGTTGTGGGTCTGTTAATGTAATTTTCACTCAAGGATTATTTTTTTAATACTCTTACTACCATCAATATTTTTTTCAAGTTCTGCTTTTGTCTTTATGCAAGAATAAGTAATATTTTCTCTATATACTCGTTCCGCTTCTCTTTTTCCTTTAAGACAATTAACCATGCTTTCTTGTATTCTATGTTCCTTAATCTCATTATTTACTATCATTAATAAAGCTATTACTGTTTCAACCATTAGTGATTACCATTTGTATATTTAATTTCTCTATTAGCGTCCTTTAACTTTTCTACATCTACTAATAATTTTTCTACTTGTTTCTGTAAAAATTCAATATTTACTTTATTCGTCATATTCATTTCTTGAGTAGCTTGTAGTTTTTCGACTTGCTTATATAAATCTTCGATTAACATAAATTGTTCGCTATCTGCGGGAAGTGAACCTAATTGTCCTCTAGGCCATTTTATTCTAAACTCTGTATTCTCTGTTAAATCTTTTGACATTAGTTCTACTTGTGTTTGAAGTTTATTTTGTGTTTCAATAATACCAAAATATGCCCATGTTCCTACTGCCACCATTGAGATTAATGATGCAACAGTTTTCATTGGCATGCTTACACTTGTATTCTCACTTATCTTCATTATTCCAAGCCCATAAAATTAAAACTATAAAACCTAAACAAGCAATAGACATGCTTATAGAACAAACTATATCCCACATTATGATTTCCAAAAAGTTATACCACCAACTATTGTAGATACTATTCCAGCTATCCAAATTAATGCTCTAACTCCACCTTTACCAAATGCTATCTCTTGTTGCATTTTAGCAATATCAGTTTTATTCTTTTGCACATCTTTATGTATCTGATGTAATTTACTATTCATGTCATTCATCATTTGAACTAACAAACTTGTAGTAGGTCCACTAGGTGTTTTTCTGCTTACTTTCTTTTTAGTAGCCATATAGTAATCCCTGTTAATAATATCCAATACCAAAAGCAATAAGGAAATATCTCTTTAAAACTATTAGGCATTAATAATAATCCAATTTTATCAAATAAAGCTTCCATTACTTTGCAACTTTACCTTTATTAGTTCCTTTTTTAATTACATATTCTTGTGTGCCATTTGCACCATGCTCTACATCTTTTTTTAGATGTATAAATAAATCCATTTCTTTGAGTCTTTTTTCAACTCTTTTTCTAAATGATTCAAGAACTTTAGTATCTCTCATTTTTTCTTCTTCTTCTTTTTTTTCTTATCTAGAAAAAATTCATCTATCCACTCACACCACTTATCTAAAGTTCCAAATATAAAATAAAAAATTCTGTCCATTATCTCCAACTCTTTACTGCCCAATATGCTGGGCTAAGCGTTTTCTGACCTTTAACCTTTTTAAGAACTGCACCCATTCTAGCTAAAAATGATCTTTTTCTAGCTGGGATATGTTTTTTAATAGACATAGTCTTAGAACCGAAATTAACCTTTTTGATATTTCCTGTTCTACGATCTCGGACAAAGACCTTAAATTTCTTAACGTCTCCTCGCATGATCTTATTTAACTTTACACTTCTTCCACGATATTTAGCCATAGAAAGCTAATATCACACTTGTGGTTTAATGTAAATTTCTTTGCATTCGAATTTTATAGCTAATCTATTTTTATTTACTTCTTCTGAATCTGCTATTTTCATCATTTTATGTGCTTCTATATAGCCTTGCTTTGCACATTCATGCCATGTTTCATGTTGAGTTAAGTAAGTTCCACTGCCACATTGTAGGTTTAAAAAACTGCAACTATATAAAACTAATATAAATTTCGTCATCTTTTAAAATGTCTTTGTCTCCATTGTCCACATATATAATTATCTCTTACTCCTGTTGTTATAAATTTTCCACAAAAAAATCTTCTATTTGAGAATAAACCACAATTTCCACAAGCTTCTTTGCCTGTAGACTGTCTATAATCATTAGGCATTTGATATGGAATAAACTGCCCATCAGGATAAAAATTAGATCGCTTCATGCTCTCCCTTGTTTATTATATTTTTTAAAATCTCTAGCTTCATGTTTGTTTAAATTCTTCTTATGTCGTCTTGGTCTTTTCTTAGGTTTATCTCTAGGTATAAAGTGAGTAAATTTTTGTTTAGCCATCTTTTAATTCTTTTCCCTCTATTATTAATGGTAAAGGCTCATTGTAGGTAGTCTGTTCTATTTTATCTCTTTGATCTAAATGTTGTTTACCTAACCAAATCTGCATAGCTACATTTCCACCTAACGCTTTCTCGAACTGTGCTCGTCTTAAAGATATTTTGCCCATCTCACGACCCTTTTTTATAAGGTGGACATAATTCCTTTGTAAAGTCTTAGTGCTAACATCTAAAAATTCTGCTATTTCTTCATATGTGCAGTGCATTTGTGCTAATTTCTGTATAGCATCTGTATCTACTTTTTTAATAGGTCTTGCCATTTAATACTATTATGTCCTTTTTATGTCTTTTGCAAGTTGGAGCGTAGGGATTGGAATTGCACCATCTATCTAAATGGGGGTACCATCTAGCCTTATCTAAAGCCTACGCAATATACTTCTCTAGTTGTTCATTTATTCTACTTTTAAGTGATTTATCAAATAAATAAATATACTTATATTTTTTCATATAAACTTTTTCAAAACCACTTCTAGTAAAATCTTCGCTATCTCTTACTTTTTGATTTACAGACCTAGAATGATAAAACTTACCATCTTTCATAAAATGAGTAGATTTCTTAGTTTCTCCTAAATATAACCAATTCATAGCTTGATATATTTTACCTTTATGGTTTTGCATAGGGTCAGCATAACTAATAACTGCTTTTAATCTCGGAAAATCTTTATTTAACTTTTTCATACAAAAAGAAACTATTTTAGATACAGGGTTTTTATGTTTATTTAAAGCAACTCTAACTAATTCACAAACTTCATAAGGTGTAATTTCTAGCATTTGAGACATATAAGGATTAGCACCAGAACCAAATAAAACCGAACCTATAAATTCTTTATCTTCCCAAACTCCAAATCTAACTAGCTTTCCAGATGGCATTGCTTTTGAATAATGGTAATTTAAAACTGCATATTTAGAAGCTTCATAAGAGCAATAATCAATAAACAAACCCTTTCTATCCATTAATAGCTTGACCACATTCTGGACACAATTCTTTAGTGTCCTCATCTAGCTTTC